GTCGGTGCCGACCAGCTGGTCGTCGCCGGTGTTGCCGGCCACCACCCGCAGCACGTTCTGGACGTCGGCCACGGTCGGCCAGCCGGTCGCCACCGCTGCTACCCCTATTTGCCCCGCGACCGGGTTTGGGTTTCCGTTTCGAGCTCGGCGGTTTCGGTGTCCTCGACCAGGGCCGGGGCCGGGATGGTGGTACCGGCGTTGATCTGGATGATCCCCGACGGGTAGCGGCCCAACACCGGCGCCGCGTAACCCCACACCCCCAGCCGGATAGCGGCCGGGCCCAACACCTCCTCGTAACGGAAATTGAACGTCGAGCTCTCCAACAGGAGGGCGTCGTCGGCTTTGAGCACATAGATGTGGTTGTCGACCCCCGCCCAGGACGGGACGCATTGCAGGCCGTTGACCTCGCCGGCGATGTGGTCGTAGGTGATGGCCTGACCCAAACCGTAGGCGTTCATGGGGCCGTGCTGGCCGGTGGTGACCAGCGGCCGGCCGGCGGTGTCTTTCTGTTTGGCCAGGAACGCCCACGCCCCGGTGGACATGAACACCACCCGGGGGGCGGCTTTGCGGCGTTTGATGATCGAGGCGCCCGCGTCGGTGAAGGCGTCGGGCAGGTTGGCGTAGGCGGGGGTGCCGGGATAGGCGATCACGGCCGCTATCCCCGACGGGGCCGTCAACGCCTCAAAGGCGTTCACCACGGCCTGTTCGACCGCCTCGTTGTAGGCGCCCATGCAGTCGGCGTAGACGATGCCGTCGATAGCCGGGTTGGAGCCGTCCATCAGCTGGCGGGACACGTCCACCTTGCCGGTGTAGGTGACCGGGTTGACGGTGATCAGGTTCGACACGAACGAGCCGTCCGGGGCGGCGGTGCCTTCGGTGGTGGCGGCCACGGTCGCCCCCGGGGTGACCTGTTTGCCGACGTTGACCGGGTTGGCGTTGTCGATCCCCACCTTGCGCAGGGTGTCCGCCCACGGTCGGGCCCCGTGGGCGATGATGGCGAATTCGTTGAACAGCCAGGTGGGCGGCACGTTCCCGGGGCCGGTGCCGGTGGTGCCCATGGCCCGCATTTGCAGACCGTGGCGTTCGATCAACGCCCGGCAGTCGGCGTCGTGGTCGATCTGAGCCCGGAACAGGTCACAAAAAAAGGAGCGGTGCTGGGGCGAATCGGGCGGCTGGTAGACGTCGGGTTCGGAGCGGACCTGGACGATCGAGGTGTGCCGGGTGTCGGGCACCGGGGGGGCGTCGGACATGGCCCGCACCGCCGCCACCCGCCGTTCGTCGGTTTCGCGCAACTCGATCAGCAGATCCCCCAAAGGGGCCATCTCCGAGCGCAAACCGTCCAAGATTTGGGCCTCGTCGGGGGTGGGGTCGCGGCGTTCGTCGTCGCAGCGGTTCAAGATGGTGTCGTACTGCTCGGACAGGGTTTTGTACTCGTCGGCCATCCGCTCCATGAAACGCGATGCCATCAGGGGAACCTCCAAAACAGGTGGGTGTGCCGGGGCGCGGCGGCGCGGCTGGAACGCCCGCACCGGTTCTCCCCCCGCAGGTTCCGCCTGGCCGGGCGGGTTCTGCCCTCGAAGGTTCGCTGCTAGGGGATCAGGTTAGGGGTAGCGGTGCAGATGGTCAACGATCTCGGCGTGGGCGTGCTGACGGTAGGAGCGGCCGCCCAGCACACAATCAAACCGGCAGTCCAAACCCTGCCAGTGCCGGGCCGGCCACATGTGCCCGTTGACCATGACCGGGATGGCGACGGTGGCCTCCATGGCGTCCGGCTCGGCGGTCATCAGCCGCCGACGAAACCGGGTGAACCCGAAGGCGGCCTCGATCAGCGTGCCCCACTCGTTCACCACATACGGGTTGGTGCACCACGCTTTCGGGCAGGCCTCCATCTCCTCGACCATGGCCACGGTGGGAACCATGTCGTGCTCGACGACCAGAAAATCGTCCGCGGCGGCCCACAGGCCGCCCAGCAGGCGGAAATAGGCCTGGCAGTCGGCTGACACATCCCAAAACTCGACCGGCCGGTCGAGACCCTCCAGGGCGGTCACCGTGGCCGGCTGGATGCCGTCGGGGGTGAACGGGCAGATGATCCTCACCCGCGCAGGCGGTCCAGCAGCAGATGGTGGCGGGCCTGGGCGGTCCGCAACCCCGACACCAGCCCCGCCTCGAGGTGGCGGACGGCCAGCACTTTCGCTTCCGAGTAGGCGGGTTCGGTGGTCAACGCCACATGATCCAGATGGACCGCGGTGCGCTCGAACACCCCGTCGGGGCCGTAGCGGGTGCCGTTGGGGATCAGCTTGAACCCGACCGACAGGCCGGTCACCTCCCCGGTGCGGACCAGCTCCAGGGCGTCGTTGCCGCCCGAGGTGTTGTACAGCTCCCACGCCCCGTGCAACCCGTCGGGGCGGTCCTCCAGACTGACGGTCTTGCCGACCGCGAAATCGGTTTTGCGGCCCTCGTGGGAGGCGTGCAGTTTGATATGGCCCGGGTTGTCGAGGTGGCGGGCGAACGCCCCCGACACGAACCGTTCCCGGCCCGACCCGTCGGGCATGTCGATGGTCTGCCCGTAGGGGACGGCCCGGCCGATCAGGGTGCGGCCGTCGCCCCCGGCCCGCAACATCAGATCCACGTCGAACGACCGGCAGATGACCACATCGGTGCGGGCCCGGCCCGACCCGGCGCTGCCCTCATAGCTCGACGTTTTCCCGGAGCCGATATCGGGGTGGGCGGCCGACATGGCTTTCGCTTTTCTCATGGCTGCCTCCTTAGCCGCCCCGGGAATGTCGGCCTGGTTGATGCGGGCGATGGCGTTGTTGATATGGGCCGCGTCCGGTTTCCCGTTCGCATCCTTCACCGGGAAATGGCGCAGCGAACGCGGCACCGTCTTGCCGTCCGGGTCTTTCGAGCCGCCCGGCTCGATGTACAGGAAGGCCGAATCGGGAAGGTCGTTGATGTAGGCGGTGGACCACACATCGCGGTATTGCATGCCCATCTGCTCGTTGGCGGCCAGGAAACCGGTCAATGCCCCACCCCTTTCGGGTTGCCGGCCGCGCCCGCCGCCGCGGTGGCCGGCGGTTCGGTCTTGTTGGTGGTGTCCGGGTAGCCCGGGAAACTGTTCGACGTGGCCGGGGGCAGGCTGTCAGGCTGGGGCGGCGCCCCCATGGCGGTGTCGGTCATGTCCATGGGGGCGACCCCCAGCTCGGTGGCGACGTCGGCCATCGGGTCGAGGTTCTCGCGGGCCCGCACCTCGTCGACCAGCAGCCAGGCCGAGGTCGGTCCCGGGCCGCCCAGCGCGGTCTGGTAGGCCTGATATTGGCTGAGAGTGTCGGTTCGCATCGAGGCGGACAGATCCCACATGGCGTTCTGACCTCGGGGCAGCAGGTCGATCGACACGGCCTGGGCCAGCAGGTTCGTCCAGGGGGCGATGGCGTCGTTGCGGGCCTGGATTTCTTCCATCTCGGCGTTCTTGTACGTGCCCCCACCGACCGCGGCGCCCAGTTTGGAGGGGGGCAGCCCGAACATTTGGGCCGCGTCGATCAGCGAGAACTGGCGGGACTCGATCATCTGCGAATCGACCGGCCGCCAGGCGATCGGCGTGAAATCGGTCAGCTCGTTCAACACCGCGATGCCCTGCTGAATCCCACCGTATTTGGCCACCCAGGCCGCTTTGGCGTCATCGGCCTGGGCCTGGGTGATCTCCGGGCGGTGAATTTTCAGCACCCCCGACGGCATGGCCCCGGTGGTGAAATAGTTCGCCGCGTACGACTGCAAACTGAGGCCCATGGCGATGGCGTCCCCGTCGAGATCCATCACCCCCCGCCCCAACGGCCAGCCGGCCCGCCCCAAATGGGATTTGATGTGCCACACGTCGCCCTGGTCGTACATCTGGCCGGCGATGAAAAAGGCGTCGATCTGGGGGGCCATCGGGTTGCCGGTGAACCGCACCGCGGTCAGCGTCGGATGGACCGGTTTCAGGGTGAGCGGAAACCCGTACCGGTCCCTCGAGGTGATCAGAGCGATGCTGTTGCCGTACAGGACCAGCGACGCGGTCACCCCGGCCCAGAACGCCATCGGGGTTTGGTTCGGGTCGGGCTGGCGGATCACGGCCGGCTGGGGGTCCAGAGCGTCGGTGCCCCGGTACACCGTCACCGGCAGCATCCCGACCGTGGCCGTCACATAGGCCAAACCGCGCAGAAACGCGGGCCAGGACAGGGCCTGGGATTCGGAGGGGCGGGGCAGGACCGAGCTGGGCGGGAACTGCTGCTCCGGTCCGGGCATGAACGTGGCCGGCCCGGGCGGTCCGATCGGCCCCGGCGACATGGGGGCCACGTTCGGCGAGCTGCGCACCAGCAGCGACCCCAACCCCATCAGCCGCGCTCCATCTCCGCGATCGTCCCCGCTGCCAGCAAACCCAAACCGCCGACCACCAAACCGGCCCACACGGCCAGCAAACCGAACCCCACCGCCATCGCCACCACCCCCAGGATCTGGCCGGCCACCGGAACATGCCGTGCCAGCCCCCAGCGGCGCAGCGGGGCGGACAGGGCCATCTCAGAGGATTTGCGGGACGCCCTGGCCGGCCTTCACAAGCCCCCAGTGTGCCAGAGTCACCGAAACGAGCGGGGATATGTCCCCCCCGGTTTTGCGAGCCCAGGCCCAGGCGTCCCCCAACACCCGTTTACGGGCCGCGGCCACCGCCAAATTCAACACCGGCTGCTCCAGGTGGCGGACCTGGCCGTCGATCACCGCGTCATAAAACTGGCCGCAGGCCTGAGCGTACTCGCGGGCTGAGACCGTCACCGTCGGGATCCCCGCCGCGGCCAGGTCGACCAGCAGACTGCCGGCCGGGGAGCCCGGGTCGACCACCACCGGCAAAGGCCGCCAGCGGCGCTCCAGGCGGACCATGCGCTCCACCACCCAGTCGGTGCCGGGCCGGTGCTCCACGATCTCGATATGACGGCGCCGATCCTGGCGCCAGCCGGCCACCCCGATCGAGCTCGCCCCCCGGTCGGGGGTCACATCGAGCGCGAAGCAGGCCAGACCGGCCAGCTGCGAGCTCGAGTCCCGGCAGGCCTGCCACGACACCGCGTCGATCACCGGCCGCCCGGTGGCGGCCCGCCGGTTCAGGTAGGCCCGGGCGAATTCGGCCGGGTCCATGGCGTCATGATCGGCCTGGATGACCGCCTCGGTCACCGTATGCCCCAACGCGGGCATGCACCC